CGCTGCATGATAGGCATAGAGGATTGCTCCATTTCAATCCATTTATCGGTGAATGATTGAGAGAATTCCTCGAAAGCAGTCAGCTCTTGTCCCCAGTCCATAGCCTTATTAGCTGCGTACACTCCAGCTTGCTTCTTCAACCAGAGGTCTGTCTGCTCTAGCATCAATGCATCGTGGGCTCTTTTGGCATCGAGTTGGGATTTAAACCGCTTTTCGCCGTACAAACTTTCCACGCCCCAATACATTAACTCGAGGCTCTCTGCAGCTTCTTTGCTCATCTGTGCCTTCAAAGCCAGACTTTGCTCCAATGCCCTACGCTTGTCTTCTTCTCCCCCAATGAAGGTTTGTGTGGAGGCAATGACAGCTTCTTGCTCTCGCAGAGCTACTGCTTCTAGAGCATAGTTTCTTTTGTCAGCTAATTTGTCCAGCTCGTCAAAAAAAGCAGTTGCTTTCTGAGTCCATGTATCTGCTATTGGTGGTGGGGCTATGGATGGCAATTCTAGTTGTGCAGTTTCATCCTTTCCTATTGAGTCTGGGATATCTCTAGCATCTTCTGTGCCAGTTTGCTTCATGTATTTTATTCTTATAGCCAACTGCTCATTTTGTTGTTTGTAACTGGCGAGAATGTCGCGCTGGTCTTTTGTTACAAATAAAGCTGCTGCGTGTTGGGCTTCCAATCCCGATACTAAGTTTTGCTGGATCCTTAGAGTGTTCTCCATAGAGGACAGATCTATTGTGTCGTTTCCGCCCATCAGATCTTTTATTTGCCCTATGCCAAAAATGATGCTAGCTATGAGAAATTTCAACTTGGTTCCGCCCAGCAAAGCTCCTATGATGCCCACTGATTGAACAAAAGTGGGGAGGCTCCGATAAGTGTCCCAAAGGTTAGATACTTGTGTTCTGATGAATCTGATGTACACACCTATGGAGTCAACAAAAGCCGCTGTGCCCAAAACAGCAGACCTAACAAAGTCAACTATAGACTGGCCTGCTTTTCTTGCATTTTCTGAAACTGATTTCTCATCACCGAATAGCGATTCGGACATGGAATTTATCAGCCCTTTGGCCAAATCAAACGGACCACTATTCATCAACTCATCTTGGAATAACGTCCAACTGCCTCTGAAATTAGACAAAGCACCATCCATTGTGTTCATCTGATCAGCCATAGCACCACCGAACTGGTTGTTGCCTATGTCCATCAGATAACCCTGAATGTCCTCAGCGTTCTTCTTAACAGTGGTGGTTATTCCCTGGAAGGTGAACTTAACGAAGTCGCCCTCTTGCTTGGACTTGATGCCAAACTCTTTCAGACGTTCGAATTCCATGGTGGCTGCATCGGCCACAGCTTCAATCATCTGATCAAGGTCTTTACCCATCGCAGAAGCTGTGTTGCCAAATGAGGTCATTGCTGCCTCACTAGGGTCCAAGCCAAACGCTTTCAGCTTGATAAAAGCAGAGGCCACTTGGTCGACTTCATAAGGGGTACGGGTTGTAAACTCAGTTAGCTGCTTAAAGGCTTTGTCAGCATTTTCTGCCGAGCCAGTAACTGTTTTGAGGCTTACTTTGAGCTTCTCCAAAGAAGAGGCTGTGGTGAGGAAACTTCTAACAACCAAGCCTCCACCTAAAGCGACCAAGGCACCTTGAAGTCCGAAGACTTTGTCCTTGATGCTCGAAGCTGTGCGTCCTATTCCTTTGATGGCAGTATTGGCACGACGAGCTCCTACAATAGCCTTTCTAGGGTCTACCACAATGCCTAAGATTGCCAGTCTATTTATCGCCATCTTCCTTCTTCCTATAGTAGGCTACCCAGCCGTTGAACTCTTCCACTGACATCTCTGCCAGCTGATGTATGGGAATGCGAAGCCGATCGCCCAAGGCATAGAGTCCCATCAACTCAGGGTCGGCTGCTAGTTTCCCTCCATCTCCTCAACTGAGGCAGAGGAGGTGATGCTAGTGACCACCCTAGTGATAACATCAGGATCTACCTTGTTCATCAAAGACACTTTGTCAGCAAGGTCAAACATTGGCTCGCCCTGTGCATCCTTAGCTTTCATGATCAAAGCCCGAATCAGGAACTCCAGATCATCGTCCTTAGCCACTTTTAAGAGCTTACGCTTCTCGTTCATGGTGAATGGGGAACAGTGGATTACTGTATCCCATTCAGGGACTTCAATCTGACGAATGCCCTTGGTGTCAAAATGGGCTACCGCATTGTCTAAGACGCCCATTAGACAGTATCCGTAACAACGGCACCTCGTGACTCCCAGCTAAAGCTGGTTTCAACCATTCCATCAAAAGTCGCACTGCGAGAAACGCTGGTTATGATTGCTGGGATAGTATAAAAGGTGCTTAAAGATGCCACACCCTCTGGATAAAGCACCATGCTCACCTCAGTGCCAGCAGTTAAGGCACCCTGTCCAGCAGTATCAGTTTCATCCCAAAATGCATTAATTGAACCAGATGCAGAGGTCAATGTTGCCTTCCGAGTTCGCGCTGCATCGCCCATAACAGTATCTTCAGTAGTATCCGCAGTCTCATCAAAAGACCAGTCCTTTACTTCTGCCACAGTGTTGGAGCCAACTTTTACTACACCTTCACTACCTTTATGATTCGCCATCTTTATTTACCTCTTTGGTTGGTTTGGCTTTTTTGCCAGTTTTGGGGGCAGTTTCTAACCAACCCTTGTTTTTCATGTTTTCCACTTGGGAAGCGTGGGCCAAAACTGGCTCGCCCCCCGCAGGCGGATAAAGTTTAGTGCTCATTTTATGTGTCCCTCCGGTAAGGAATGCTTACGTTTGTCTGATGCCATACATCAGATGTACCAACATTGGTAATAGATGCTACACCACAAACTACATCGTCAAAATTTTGATCGTCAAAGATTGCAGCGAGTGTATCGCAATAGCCTCTGGCAAGTGCAGTGCCTGTGTTTATTGGAGTGAATACTTGTATGGCAATAATTCCTAAATGCTGCTTTTTAGCTTGTATGACTCTGTAATCGGATGCACCATTAATTATTGAGAGGCGAATCCAAGCAGTGTTATTTGGCGTATCAAAATCAACATTTTCCCAATCAATCGTAGTGGTTGACCAGTTGTCACTTAGGCGCGCCTCAATACTTGCTCTTTCATCAGCCCAAGACATTTTTAATTCCCGCCTCTAATTCCAACATTGAAACATTCACCATTCCTCGTGGCGCTTGTTTGCTGCTGCCATCTTCCAATTCAAATATGTAGTCTAAATTGTTGGTTATGTATATTGCTTCTTCACCATCGCCCTTTGACAAAGAGGGTGGTGGTGAAGATTCTCCTGCTTCGATGGTGCTTAAATCTGGTTTCCCCGCGCCCACATTCCAATTAGCTCTTGCTCGGCCTGTGTCCACTGGAGTCTTACGAGTAACCCTTGCATATGCGTCTAGGGCGATCTTCCGAGTCACGAGCTCTAGCTCTAGCTCGGTGGCTTTCGCAAATTCTTTGATGTCTAGACTAAAGCTCATCCCATGCGCCTCACTATTAATCTATATGTGGAACCCGCTGGGTCAAATATGATCTGGGTGATTTTATGTACTGCACCACCCCTAGTAATAGTGTCAGAGCTGTCTGGCGTGACTGTAAGATCAGCACTAGCAAACAATACTGATAAAGCCCCAGTGTGCTCTGGTTCAATTTGTGTGCGATCGTCTAAGCCAGCAGCCCCAAAGGGCGCGACAACCGCCTTAATACTATAATCAGTGTCCGTTTTTGTAAGAACACCTGTTGCTGTATTATAAGATGCAGCAGCCTTAGCAGTGTAGGTTATGGTTTCAGCAATATCACCAGTGGCGACGATGGCTGATTGGACAGCTGATGCAATTGCAGCTCGCAAGCCCATGCTAAGTCCTTATCACAGCTACTGAGCCGAATTTAGCTCTAGCGTGAATTATGCCCCAGCCCCGCAACATTTCCTGAACTATGGAGGGCAATACATCGGCTGTGTCGGCCTTATCAAATGTTAAGGAAACTGAACCAACAGCTAAGTTAGTTATGCCCTTTCCCTGAGCTTCGCCAGTGGAGTCTGAGCTGATTAGGTTGCGAGCAAGCTCTGCTGTAGCATTTTGTATAGCTACAGGAATTTCAGTGGTCAGCACAGCGTAGCCATCAATATCGGTTGCAGAACCTCTGGGCCAACGCAATGATTGCTCATCTGTGTGCTTAGTGCCAATCCATGTGGTGCGCTCGTCTAACAAACGAGTTGCGGTCTTAAGACCCCGCTCTTTGTCATCTGTGCTCGCTGCTGTCCATGCAGAAGCGTATAAGTGGGTGCCGTGATAAGTATCAGCATCAGCCACAGTTGTGTAGCTGTCTGAGCTAGTACCGCCTATGGTTGCATCTAATGCCATGTTACTTGACCTCTACCCAATTGCCTTTTATGTAGCTGGCAACTTCGTCAGGATGAACATTTGCGATTTTTCCGTCTCGCTCCATCTTAACCATCTTAGGCTTTTTGGAAGATTTCTTTTCAGACATCTCAATCCCCTGCTAGGTTTAAAAATAGGCGGGTTTTTACACCCGCCAAGTACTACTACCCAAGGAGAAGAGCAATATTGTCTGGCTTCCAAGCCTTGACGCCCCAAGTGGCTGCCACTTCAATCATCTGCTTACGATAACCTTTGTAAACACGGATCTCAAAGATCAAACCGGAGTGAGGGTCTTGAACTAACATGGAATCAACAGCCGCATCGGAACCGCCGGGAACTGCAGGGGCTCGCATTGCTAATTCAATGGCTGATTGGTGGAACATCACGTTGGCGGCAAAGCTATTGCCAACAGTCATTGCCGCGTTGTCAGCTGCTGCTGAACGCAAACCGGGAGAACCGATAACCAAATCGCCACCAGACAGAGCTGTGTTGACAACATACTTGTTGGTATCGCCTGCAAAGGTAACAACATCACCCGCCAATACAGTGCCTGTGCCGCCATCTACTGTTAAAGTAGTCTGATTGGCTGCTTCTGCGCCATTGATCAAGTAGCTTGCGCCACTGCCTTTGGTGTGAGAAGCAACTTGGCCAGATTCGCGGAGCATAGCACCTTGAAGGTCTAGTAAAGTGCCCTGACGCAACAACGATGTGCTGCCTGCTTCGTTGGCTTTCTGTAATTGAGCCAAGTTGCGCAACAATGTGCCAGCTGAAGTATTCATTACAACACTTATGCGGCCGTCGTTAGTTGTGCCACCATTGTCAACGATGATTTGACGAGCTTCCGCTACCAAGTCAAAGTTTGAAGCGAATGGAGTAGTGCCAGCTGTACCAACAGCACGAGATGCACCCTGATAAGCAGCAGTGGCCAAGTCTGTTTCAACTTCATTAGTCAATGTGCGCATTGCCTGAGCTAGTTGATCACCATACACAGTTTCAAAACCTGCGCCATTGGCAACATGCTTCATATCTTCGCCAGTCCATGGGATTTGAACAGAACGAGCTTTGTTGATAGTCATGGTCTTGTTATCAACAGTTTGATCAGTTCCTTCTGGAATGGTCATTGACTCGCTGATATCGCCTGCAGTTGCAGAGCGAGTAAAGTGTGAACGTACAACACCATCTTTGGCAACTCGCTCGGAGCTGTCAGAGTTAATGGTAGATGCTGGGATGAAGCCAACCAATTCACGGCCGACAGTGTCGGCTGCTTTGTAGATGTCGGCTGCTAAATCGGTTAGGACGTTAGCCATTGGGAAATTCCTCAAAAAGTTTAAGTAATGAGGACAGTAGCGCCCTCAATATTTTTAATCTAGACTCCACTGGAATCTATAAAGGGTCAGTAACTCCGCTACTGTTACTGACATTATAACACGAAAAGACATGCCTAGTCAACCACTTTGCCGCCTTTTTTGGCAAAGTTTGATCGAGAGTATTGGTCCATAGAGTCAAATTCGGCTCTAGTTGCGGTGTTTCCTCCACTGCCTCCTCGGTTATCGTGGTTCCCACCTGCTCCCCTTGAGGGGGTGAATAGGTGGGGTGCTGAACCCGTAAGACCTTTTACCCACTGGTCCACGGACATCGGGTCCGAAGACCCAGATCCATAAATTATATCTCCATTGGCATCGAATGGAGTAGCCTGACCATTTTTCAATTTAAAAACCGTCTTGGCTCTGAGAATGACATCATCCATAGCTGTCGCGGCCACGCCTTGCTTGGTCGCACTATCGCGGACAGAGGCATCTATCATCAAACCCTCAAGCTGGCGTTTGTGAGTTTCATTTTCACCCACGATTTTTTCCATTTCGCCATTATGGGCATCACGCATTCTCTTTGTGCGCTCTTCCAACAACTCTTCAATTTTGCCCTCATTTATGAGCTTCTTGTCTTTGTTGTCTGTTTGGGCTTTTACCAAAGCAGCATATTGGTCCACGTCCACGCCCTTATATTTGACCTTCATGGTCTCAATATCCTTAAGCAATTTGACGTTGTTGGAGCGAAAATCGTCCAGTTTTGATTTGTCAACCATGCCGTCCACATCTAGGTGATATGCACCATCTTTTTCAACATAAGCTGAACGAAGTGCCTCAGGCACACTATCTATTTCTGTCACTGTAGCTTGTAAAGCCATTTTGAACCTCCGGTTCTCTAGTTTTGCCCCACTGGGGCTTTAAATATCGTCTAACACGAGGACAGCATCATATTTGGCCATGCCACCTTGTTTGTCT